AGGAACTGGAGGACCAGTTCAAGCTGTTCACCTTGACCATGCGCTATCCGGCCGACGGACCGGATGCGGTCGAAGGGGCGAACCGCATCATCGATGAACTGATCAGGCGCATCGAACCGCCCGTTTTCCGCTCAAGGAAGGATGTGAGAAAACGGAACAAGAAAAGATTATGACAACTCTAAAATATTAGGACTATGAGCAAATTTGTAGAACTCACCGATTACGATGCGAGTATCCACCGCGACATTCTTGACGCACTGGTGCGCGAAGACGAAACGGTCATTGAGGTTTGCGAGGACAGGGCCATTGCCGAAATGCGATGCTACTTGGGCAAACGCTACGACTGCAACAAGATTTTTGCTGCCACCGGCGAGAACCGGAACCAGCTCGTGCTGATGATGGTCATTGACATGGCGGTCTATCACATCTTCTGCATCCACAACCCGCAGAAACTTTCCCAGGTACGCAAGGACCGATACGAACGGGCAGTGGAATGGATGAAGGCGGTGGCCGACGAGGATATATCAATCGAAGGGGCTCCGCTGCTACCCGAAGAACAAAGGGCAGGCAGATCGGATTTCCGCATTCAAAGCAACCGCAAACGTACGAACCACTGGTAAAAAGCAAGCAGTATGAAGAAAAAAAACAGAAAAAGAAACAAAACCGGCATCATCACCGTTGGTGGAAACTTCGCGTTGCCGGGACAAAAGAAACCGAATGTGATTGTGCTCACACAGCCCAAACGTTTCGGACTGGACATTTCCGACTACATGGCAGCCGTCAAGGCAGCCGAGAATGTCGATTTCTCGCGACGTTACAAACTTTATGACCTCTACGAGGACATTCTGATGGATACCCACCTTTCCTGTGTGCTCGAAAAGCGAAAGAATGCCGTGCTGTGCTCCAACATGGAATTCCGGGTGGACGGGAAGCCCGACGATAAAATCAACGAACAGATACAGTCGCCCTGGTTCAACCGGCTGGTGGGTGACATCCTCGATGCCAAGTTCTGGGGCTTTTCGCTCTGCCAGTTCTACAAGCTGCAGGAATGGGTGGATTATGACCTGGTACCGCGCAAGCATGTGGATCCGGTCAGGGAACTCATCCTGCGCCACCAGACGGACATTACCGGCCATTCCTGGAATGAATATACCGACCTGCTGTTTGTGGGTTCACCGTCCGATTTGGGGCTGTTGGCCAAGGCTGCACCTTGGGTCATCTACAAACGTAACACCACGGGCGACTGGGCACAGTTCTCCGAGGTATTCGGCATGCCTATCCAGGAATATATCTATGATTCCGACGACGATGAGTCACGCCAGCGGGCCATGGAGGATGCGGCAAATGCCGGAAGTCTGGCGCAGTTCTTCCACGCCAAGGACACCGAACTCAAGCTCACGGAAGCCGGCAACAAAACGGGGTCGGCTGATGTGTACGAACGTCTCTGCGAGCGGTGCAATAACGAAATTTCCAAACTGATTCTGGGCAATACGCTGACTACCGAATCGTCCGAAAAAGGCACACAGGCTTTGGGTACGGTTCATAAGAAGGTGGAAGACAAGGTGCTGGAGGCTGACCGGAAGTACGTGCTCAACGTGCTGAATTACGACATGACGGACATTTTGCTGCGTATGGGCATCAACACCCAAGGGGGTGCATTCTGCTTCCCGGAACCGAAGGAAACGGATGCAGGCACTAAAATATCCATCCTTACGCAGCTGAAGAAGAACTTCAACATCCCCATTGACGACGACTATCTCTATGAGGAATTCGGTATCGATAAACCGGCCAACTACGAGCAGTTGAAGGCGGAACAAAGCGAGACTGCACAGGCTGCCCTGGTTCCAACCCCAAAGAAGGAACCGGAACCAGCGAATAAGGGACGGGATGATGAACCGACACCGAAACAGAAAAGAAACTTCCGGAACTGGCTCAAAGGTTTTTTCGTGAAAGCCCCGGCAGACGGGGCAGCTTTAGACTGGTAGTCGACAGACTGTATGCGGCTGATAATGGCAGCATCTCCATGGAGTTTGACTTTTCCGAAGAGGTGCTGCGGCGTGCCTTGCTGAACATATACAGCAGGGACTTTCATCCGGTAACCGAAATCGAAATCAACCTGTTCAATGAAATATGGGCAAAGATGAACAAGGCGGCAAAGGAAGGGTTCAGCAAATCCAAGGCCATTACTCCGGACGAGGATTTCAGAAATGCCATACTCCGGAACAACGCCGTATTCTCGGCATTCAAGGTACATCGTATGCAGAATGACATGGCACGACTTTTATTGGATTCAAACGGCATTTTAAAGCCGTTCGACAAATGGGTACAGGAAGTCTTGCCCATTGCTTCCCATCAGGTTCGTCACTGGCTGCGGACGGAGTATGATACGGCGGTCATCCGGGCGCATCAGGCGGCTGACTGGCAACAGTTCCTGCGCGAACGCGATATTCTGCCCAACCTCAAATGGCTACCGTCCACCTCCATTCATCCGGGGGCTGACCACCGCCCGTTCTGGAATACCATCCGGCCGATTGATGACACGTTCTGGAACATCCACCGACCGGGCGACCGGTGGAACTGCAAGTGCGACCTCACTGCCACCGACGAGGAGCCGACACCACTTCCGGACGAAGACGACAAGAACAAGCCCCATCCCGGACTGGATAACAATCCGGGAACGGACGGCAAACTGTTTTCCGACAATCATCCATATCAGGCAGAAGCCCACAAGGGTGCCCAAAAAGCGGTGGATAAACTTATGGCCCGTATTGACGAGATGATTGCGGAAATGCCGGACTACCTTACCGGGGAGGAAAAAATGGCCATTGCCCGGAACAACCTCGAAATGGAAAAGGCTCTTAAAATCAAAAAAGGAAAACCTATGGATGTGGATAAGGCGGACAAACAGAATGCAAATCCCAAACATGTGGAAGAGTATATTTTGGATTCCAAAGGAATATACCGCGATAAAAGGGGAAACAGATACCGGAAGAACAGCGATTACGATAAAAAACGGGATACTCCATACAGTATCAACTGCCAGACTTGC